CTGATCATGAGTATACTCATCTCCCGGAAGCCAACCTTCTTCAATATACTGGTTGATTTCCATATCCATAGCTACATTAGCTCTTTTTCTATCGGAGAAGTTAAAATACATAGTTAAATGCCCAAATGCAATATGAAGTAACTCATGCTTTAGAATACCAAGTCTATGGTCATCTGTAAGCTTAAGCCAGAACTCTTCATTAATTTCAAGTTGGTAGTTAATACCCATTTTACTTACTCCGGCTGTATCAAGACGGTCGCTCCAAAACTTATTAAGCATAATAAGAAATATACCATAATAAGGTTCTTTGAGCATCAGGTCTTTACCTGCTTTACTCAGTAAATCATTTTTGTTCTGCATCTTTAAGTGTTATATTAATTTCAAAACTACTTGTTGGGTACCCAATTTGTTCCAACATACTTGTCATATCTCTAACAAAATATTCCATAAACAACTCTATTGAAGTATTAGAACCTTTATGTTCTGTAATAAGACTAAGAGTTCTTGGACTTGTCAGATTACCATCTCCAGTAATCTTTTTTAATTTATCATGTACTTTCTTTCCTGCTTCAGCCCACTCAGACTTTTGTACACCAGAATACTTATACATAACAAGTAATTCTCCTATGTATTTATCTATATCTACATTTTGCAATGCCTGCAATGCTACCACATGATTTTCTTTGTCAGAGGATTTCAACATATTAAGCAAATTTCTTGTTTCTTCTTTGTCAAAAATTAGTTTACCCATTGTTTTTTTCTTTTAAGAATTCTTCATCCAACCATCCTAATTCCATTAATGCACTATTTAAATCCATCATCGTTAAATATGCAGGATTATTAGTATCAGCTTTCTCCATGTCATAGTTTTCTTCTAAAACTGTTATAGCTTCATTAATCATATTCTCAACTCTTTCTCTAATTTTTTTTACTCTTACATTTTCCATCAGTCTTCAATTTTTAAAGTTTTTAATGCCCATTTCTCAGGTTTACCACTAGCAATCATAGTAACCCATTCCTTTGCACTAGGAATGTAATTATTGCAGTCTTCTTTAACATGCTGTTCTGCAACATATCTTGTATACACAGTTTTACCATCTGAATTAATAAAACTTTTACCAAATACTCTTTCACATTCAAATATACCTTCACTATGGTGCCGGAACATTCTATGCATACTATGTCCAATCCAACTTTTAGTTTCATCAAGCCACTCATGAATAGCCTGATAATCAGATACTTGACCTTTCCATTTTCTGACAGATGATTTACAATGTTCTAAAGGATGTGCCATTACATACCTTCTAAATAATTAAACATATTATCTTTAGCTTCAGAGTACCCTTCTCCATAAGCATCCTGCTGTACATCTTGTACTCTTTCTATTATTTCTTTTTTTAATTCATCAGTTAATGTCTGTGTGTCAAGATCATTTAACCAGTCTATAAAATCTTCCATTATTCTTCTGTTTTACTTAATAAATCTCCATCATGAAAGAAATCTTCTGTCTCAGTAATTCTTATATGATTATTTATAACATACTTTCCTGAAGGAACACATATACATAAATCTCCAAAGCCACCTTCATTATTCCACCAGTCTTCTATATCATTAAGAATCTCATCTGCAAAATTTTCAATTTCACTATATAAACCTCCATCAACATTTGCTAAGTTAGATTCAGTTTCCCAATCATTTACTCTATCATCAACATCTTCTGGAGTTTCACATGGTTGTTTTGTAATACCAATCCATTCTATGGCACCGGAGTCTCCTCCACCATCATATTTTACTTTAACACCTGTAATACCTAAATCAGCCAACTTAAATAAGAGGCTTGTCAATTCTACTTCTGTCATAACTATTTAATTTTATAAAACCTACCTAATATGTTTCCATTTAGGAATTCTTCTTTTTCAAGAACCTCTCTAATAAACTGATACTTAGTTTCATAGTATGTTAGTTCCATTTTGGAAAAACATATCTTAACCATAAACCTTTTAATTTTTATACCAGCTTTGTGAGCTTCTTTAAGAACTGCATTACTACTGTAATAGTTTTGATAACTAGGCTTAGAAACAGTATCATATTTTTTGTTTCTTTTATCTGTCATATTTGCCAGAGCTTTTTTACCAAACTTTTTCTTTGTAATAGAATAGAAATTCTTTTTTCCTACATATCTTACAGACTTTCCATTAATAACAGCTTCCATCTCATACACAAAACCTACGGCTCCATCTGGAATCATGCTATCATTAAAAGGTCTTCCTTCATATAACCAACTCATAATGCTTGTTTTAATAGTGGAAATAACATTTCTCTAACTTTATCTACACCATGATCTTTTACTGAATCAGAAAGATCCTTTTCCATCTCAAGTTTAATATAATTAAACCCATACATGTTTTTGTATCTTTCTGCTGCTTTTAGACCCGGATCATCATTATCAAACAACACAAGTATTTTTTGATAATGCTTTGATAATTCACTCATCACCCTTTCTCCAATCATTGTATTCTCACTGTCCGGTGCAATTGCTTCAATATTATTTATTCCAAGCTTATTAAAGCACATTAAGTCTTTAAGAGAAGAAGTAATTAAAAGATACTTGCAATCATATTTTAATTGATCCAAACCTTGTGTATAGTTCTCAACCTTTATAAATTTTTTATCTGTGTTTTTTGGCATATAGATTTTATATAAACTTCCATCATTTCTAAAATAACCATACATATAAGGTCTTTTAAAAGTAAATGAAGTTATAGTACTATCTGTTTCTGCTTTTTCCATTGTAAAAAATTCTAAAGGCACAACATTATATCTTTCAAGCATGTTTGAACCAATCTTAAAACTAATCCAGTAATTTTTATCTAAGTTATTCCAATGCCTCATTTCATAATCCACAACTTTAAATTTGTCATGTATTACTATTTCTCTCTCCTTAACTACTGTATTATGTTTAAGATACTCTTGATAATCATTCATGATTTTTTTAGCTGCATCTCCAGGTGATAAATTATAGAGATGCTGAACTAGATTCCAGGAGTTACCCTGATAACCTGAAGAAAAATCTTTGAACTTATATATGTTAGATACTGAATCAAAATAAATAAACATTGATGGAACTTTATCTTTAGAGTTAAATGCAGACAGCATCTTTATACTCTGACCGGTTAGTTTCTCATTTAAGTTTAGATAATATTCATAGACCCACTGATCTGGTACATCTTTAAAATAAGATATTATTCCTTTGGTTGAAATCATAACACTTAATTAAAATAAAAAAAGGGGCCAGAAATAAACTGACCCCTCTTTGACTAGTTTAATTAGTCTAAGCTGAAATCAGTAGAAGTTTTAGTAGGAACTGATAAATCATCATCATCTCCAAAACTTTTAACTTCTTTTACTTCTGTTTTCTTTAAATGAATGTCTTCATTATAAGTCATAACCTTGCCTGCTTTTGCATCTCCAAAAGAATATTTACCTTTTTCACTCTTTGGTAAATACAAGTCATAATTTGTATAACCTGTTTTAGCAATATATTCTTTACCAGCAATACAAAAATCCATATAGATATTTTTATACGGAGCTGTTTTGTTAAATGCATCAACAAAATCTTCAATAGTCTCATGCATATTGTCTTGATTATCAAACCAATCAGATATACCAAGATTATTAGATAATGTCTTTAAGAAAATCATTAAAGACTTATCTCTTTCAATCTTTATACCGCTTTTAGTTTCACCATCTGCATATGCATATTGACTAGCTTTAACTTTACCTATCTGACCAGCATGCCTACCTTTACTTTCATCATCTTTGTCAATCATAAAACCTTCAAAATCTTGAATAGGTTCAGTTTCAGTATGAAGAATCAGATGATATGCTCCAGAAATAAAAGAAAATTCTTCCAGTTCAATACTGTTAATTTTCAATTTGTGATTTCCAGGAGAAATTGTTTTAGGTAATCCACCGCCTCCAGCTGTGTTTAGATCTTTTGTGCTTAATGCCATTTTTATTTATTTTAATTATTAATGAATACTTTGTCCCATGAGGTATTTAATGCCCCATCAATCATTTCTGTAACTACTATCTCTTCATTACGTAAGTGTTCCGGTCTTGCGCCACAAGTAACTTCTTCATTTGTCTTAAATGACAAAATAGTTTTGTTACCCTTTCTATACATATACCCAATGGCATCTGCATTAGCACAAATCAGAGACTTAATTTTACCTGTCAAATCAATATTTGCAGACATTACCATCTCACCCTTATCATCTACTACCTTGTCTTTAATGTGACCAGATAAAATAATGTGGGGTGCTAAGGTATCAATAAAATCTAAAACTTGAAAGAATGCTTCACGGATATATAAATAACCGGCACCATTTGGTAGAACAGTTACATTATCACCTTGAAAACCTTTACCCATTGGAGTATTCTTATACAGTTTGACTGCAAGCGGCATAATCATTGTTTCCAATGCAGTCACAGTATCTACTGTAACATATTTATAAGGTTTACCAGCTTCTTTAATAGCTTTACCAGTATCAAGTAATTCTTGTAAAGAATTTATTTTTACTTTAAGAGCATCAACATAATCTGAACCATTCTCAAGATCTAAGATTAGATTATTTTCTAACCCAGCAAAAGCAGTAGTCTTGCCTGTTTTAGGTTTTGAATAAATCAATAACCTTTTAGGATTTGTTTGACCAGCTTTAATTTTACTTGTTGGAAGTACTATACTCATATTTCACTTTTTGTTTGTTTAATCAAATCATTCAACCATGGTCTTGCACTTACTGGTTTCATCAACATAATTGCAGCAAGATCTCTAATTGTTATTTCAGATAAAGGTGCATCTGCAATTTCTGCATTGTAAATCTCATCAAGTGATCCCTCACGGTCTGTCTTAGGAAATTCCTCTTCAAAGTCAGGAAATAAAGACTTCTGTAATCTTGGCAGTGAATCTTCTAAATCTTCTTTTACTGTTCCTGAAGCTTTTCTTTTTTCATACAACGCATAAGTAATTTCTGTTCCATCATCTAGAACAGCAACCAATTCAGATACAGGAATAGTATAAAGTATAAAAGGTTCACCTTTAAAGTTTGTACCTTCTTTATACTCATACTCTTCACCATAGAATGGATTATACTTATACTTAAATAACTGTCTGTCTTCCGAGAAAGGAACAACATCAATTAAGTTGCCTTTATCATCATTGACATTATCATAGAACTCAAGATAAATATCTTCACCTTTTCCTATCTCAGACTCAAAGAGCTGAAAATGTCTGCCGTACTTCCCTTTCTGGAAAAAAGCAGTTTTGATAAGAAAGAAAGGATCAGGATTACCTAAAATTCTAAATGTTTCCAAGTGTTTTGTAAAAAATTCTTTTTCTTTTTCTTTTCTAATATTCATGACATGTTTTTTAAATAGACATTTTCTTTGTTGCTTGCCCAGGTGTATCTATCTCAACAATCCTCATAGTTGTTCTATCAAGCTTGAAGAAGCTTATCCTTGTGGTACCATTTCTAGATTTAAGAAAATGAAAGACTAAAATGTCTTCATCATTAATAATAAATCTCTCAGGACCATATTGCCTTATTTTTCTAATAGAAGGTTTGTTTATACCTAATACTACATCAGCATGTTGTAATAAAGCATCTGAGCCATATATATCAGAGTCTAATACATAATTTCCATACTCTCCATCTCTTTGTCTATCTGGAGCATCTATGTTTCTATTTAGCTGGCTTAATACTACAAAGGCAACAGGATATTTCTTTTTCATCATAGTGAGTGCCTCGCCCAATGCATAGAGCATCTCAAATTTATCTTTCTGTCCCTTGCCAACTCTAAATAGTGCTGAGTGATCTATAGTGATCAGCATGTTACTATATGTTCCATCTTCCTTCTTGTACCTTTCCATTTCATAATGGATTGTAGCACACATCTCATCAATAGTACATGCATCATAAACCACATTGATAAAATCTTTATCAACTGATTTCTCATAGTACTCAATACATTTGTCATAGACTCTCTTATCTACAAGATTTCCACCCTTACTCATTAATGTATTGTAATCAGAACCTGTATTCAGACTTAATTTTCTTATTCCATTGGTTTCATCAACCATTTCCATTTGGAACTTTAATATTCTAAATTCTTGGTCTTGATTGTGTTGTATTATATCACTAATCAACTGTTCCATAAATAAAGTTTTTCCAGTTCCCGGTCTAGCACCAACTACGGTGATAGTTCTCCACTCTAATCCATCACAAAAGGCATCATTAAATTTGGGCCATGCGCTGACTAGAGATTTCAGATCACCTTTTCTTCTTGCTTTAATTTTCAGAATTGCTTTTCTTAAAGAGTCTCTTTCACTCACAGGCAATAAAGGCCTGGCACCATTAAATAATTCAGCCATTGTATTAGGGATTTATGATTACTTGATTTTTTGCTTGGTTATAAAACTCATGCAATAATGTTATAGTAAGTTCAATAAGAAAGAACTTCCAAAAAGGTAAATCTATAATTAATAAATCAGTTATAAGATACCCAATGATTGTTCCTATTATTGCTACTATAATTAACATTCCTTTTCTCATACTACTCTTTCTTTAAAATAAGAATCTTCACCTTCATCAGGATTTGTATTAATTAACTCACAATAAGTAGCTAGATCAGATTCAAAAGACTTATCAATGTTTTGTCTTCTAATAAAATACTGAGAATTTCTCATGTATTCATAATTTCTAATGCTGTACTCATCTACATACTTTTCAGTTGCTTTCATAATCAGATCCCAATCATAATCATAATTCTCAAAAAACCATTTAAAACCAGCTTCTAGATTTTTAGCATTTACTCTTGCATATTTACCGGAGTTGAGTTTCCTATTAGGAAATATCTCTATATACTCCTGTATCTTTTGCATAAAATCTGACCCCATTAAGGCTGCTGAAGTTTTCTTCTTAGATCTTTTAAAGAACCCATTAATTTCTTCTATAAAGATAATACTTTTAGAAGTAAGACGCAAATTTTCATCAAGCCATTGATTGTTTTGCAGTCTTTTACATTCTAATTCTTTATTTACAAAATTATTAGGTACTACTTTTTCTTTTATACAATGCAATACATAGTAAGAATTAGGTGTTAAATTCTCCTGTATCAATCTGTTAAATATTTCTGTCATTACCAAATAATTTTTGTGTTATACTGTGTACTGATAATCTCACTTGTCTTTACAAATACATTTTCACAGTCCCATGCTGTTTTATTATATGCCGCACTTGCAGGATGAGAAAGCATAAACTTGTAATTATTATCGTTTACTGTATCAGACCATTCTTGAGCTTGTTTGCCCATATAAATATAAACAAGTCCAGATTCATTCCAAGTTAAATAATCAAACAGAAATGCTAAGAAAGGCTTCCATATATTGTAATGCTGTCCTATTTTACCTACAGTAGTAGTAAGAGCAGTATTAAGTAATAAAATACCTTGATTTGACCATCTAGTTAAATCTGGATCTAAACTACCAGGATGCCCTTTGTAAACAGTTTTGTTTACTGCATTTAATATTTGTTGTAAACTTGGTTGTATTTCTTTTGTTTTACTACAACTAAAAGCTATACCATCAGCCACTCCAAAATATGGATAGGGATCTTGTCCTACTATAACTACTTTAAGTTCATTAACAGGACATTCTTCAAATGCTCTAAATATATCTTTTAAGCCTGGAGTAAATCTATGACCTTGACCTGCTACCTTAACTAGGTGCTTAATTATATCATCAAAATCACTACTAAATATAAATGGTTTAAAAACTTTACCCCAACCACTTGGTTCAAGTTTATTAAACATTTTTTGTTTAATCTCATCAAGATCTAATATTTCTTTCATATTTTTGTTTAAAATAAATTATTATGTCAATTAAAGTTAAAGAAATTGCAGATGATGCAAAAGTATCAATTCAAGTAAATAAAGGGTTCTATATGATGACCAAAGCTTTATCATACTATCTGTTTCAAGAAATAAGAAAAACTAGTGAATCAGAAGAGTATTTTAAGGATGTGATGCAAAAAAAATATCAAGACCTAGATGATTTACAAAGATCTTTTTATACTATAGCATTACTTCTTGCTGAAATGGAAACTCAATTCAAAAATGAAAACTTATATATTGAAAAAGAAGTTCTTCAGCCTGGTGATGAAGGTTATATAGCCCCTAAGCCAGATTAATATTATAGTTTTCTCTACCTATTTCAATACAAGCTTCAATAGCTAATGCAATTTCATCTTTGCTGCAATCTGCAAATGATTTGCAAAATACAGCATCACCTCCATCATAACATAATCCTGATTTTTCTTTAATCAGCTTTTTCATTTCATCAAAACTGTATCCAGATTCTTTAGCAAGTTCCCGGATACATGCATGCACTTTTGCCAATTGTGCAATACTATGATCAGCATCAGCTAGACCAATATACATTTCTACTTTTTGTCCTTCTGAAAGTTTATCCATAAAAATTTGGTAAGCAAGTTTAGTCTTTTCATCACTAAATACTAACTTACCATCTGTTTTAACTAATTTACCGCTATACATAATTAACAAACTATATTACTCATTAATTCCATAAACTGCTTGTAGTGCCCTAGTTCAGATATAAGTATGGCTGGAATATCAAATGTTCTTAATTGCCATTTGTCATCTTTCACATCTACACTATCTGTACTATGTAATACTATATTCTCACAGACTTCTTTTTGATAATAATAATAATCAAAACCATTCTGGCTTTCATCATCTGTTATTATTACTTTTTCAAAGCCTTCATTTATCAGATCCTGTTCTGTCATCTTTCTTTGGTTTAAAATACTTTTTCTCAAACTTCTCCCAACCTTTTGGATCAAACTGTGTGACAAGTAAATCAAGTTTTATTTCATCTTCATGCTCATCACACATTCCAATCCCTTTGATATCCAGATCCGGACTATACCTCTTGGTAGCCGGAGCTCCACATTTAATGCATTCCATCTCTTTCTTTTAATAAATCTTCAATACTCTGTGGTCTATAACCAACTAAATGAGCATCAACATTAAAGTACTTATGTAAAGTAGGTGCCGGTTTGTGATCTTTATCTAAATAGCTATCACTTACCACTACCTCCTCAAGTTCATTAAGATGATGAATATGAGCATGAATATTTCCCCGGTAAAACTGTGCTTCATTAGGATGGATAGGAACATGTGTAAGGATAAATCCTTTGTAATCTATTGCTCCTGCTACACCATCTACATAATCTAGTAACTTTTTGACATCTTGATATCTGTCATGGTTTCCCAGGACAACAATCTTCCGGCCAGCTAATTGATCTAACTTGTAGTAATCTAAGGATTTCTCCATAGTAATATCACCTACAATATATGTCAAATCTCTTTTAGCCACCACTTGGTTCCATTCCTGAATTAAAAATTCATCTTGTTCTTCTGCATTGTTCCACCCACGGTGTTTTGCAATGTTGGTATGTCCAAGATGGAGACATCCAATAAATCTAACTACAGACATTGTTTTAAGTTTTAACTAAAAATGTTTCCGGACTAATTACATCTGTCAGATATTCAATACTCTTGTAAGCATCATTATCTGTTGTATAATTACCATAAGTTTTAACTCTTTGATCTCTTAACTGCAGTATAGACAAGCCTACTAAATACATATTGTCTTTATCTTCAGAACTTATCATTTCAATAAGTCTATCTCTTTCTTCTTCAAAGAGTAATCCCATTTTAACCAAAAGGTTAATTTCTGCCAAGAATATAAATGGTTTGTATTGCCCGGCCTTTGAGCCATAAGTATACATATGCCATAAATATCCCATATTACTATCTGCTACTTTGCATACCAATGAGTGCTCAAGACAGATATCATATACTAACTCTCTAATATTTTTTTCTTCAAAATTCATAATCTTATAAAATAAAACATACCAATTAATTTATTAGCATCAGGAATTATGTTGTCAATATTTAATTCAGTACCATGAAATATAACAGAAGTACCTGTATCAATATGATAAACAACATTAACACCCCACTTAGTTCCTCTTGCATAAAACTCTACATCAATAGAGATATACTGATAAGCTAGATTATAAACATTATGATTAAGTTTAGTTCTTCTAAAACCCAACTTTCTAACAAGAGCATTTCCTAGTAATTCTGTTTCTCTCAGTGTCATATCTAGAATATATATCTTATTGTATTCCAAGGAATTATCTCATCATGAAGCT